AGGTCCGAGAATTGAAGGATATCATCACTCAATTGATCAGAGTCCAGAGTCAGAACCAGACGCCTATCATGCATACCGTTGTAGAGGCTCCTAATACAAAAGAAGCAAAACCGAAGAAAAGCAAGCCTAAGACATCCACAAAGAAGAACCACACTCCTATCGATCCAACTAACATAAAAATAAAACCACTGTATTCACCTGATACATCGCTAGAGAATGTGGATGATTTGATCAACAGAATGAAAGCTGTGAGAAGTGTTGAAGATATAACAGAATTGGTCGTATCCCGTTGCGAAGATATCTACTTCAGAAATCCAGTCAATCGATCCTTTCAAGTTTCATCAGAAGGTCAAGCATCATTCTTTGATACTATTGATAACCAATGGAAAGATACTACGCTTACACGTATCTCAAAAGACATGTTCAACTTTGCGACAGAAGACGTACTCGATAAAATAGAAAGTTTTGAGATAACGTTGAGCAGTGAAAGCCAAGCTGCATGGGATAGGGTAGGTGAAATGTACGACATGAAAATACCTACCCACTTTTCTCGAACTACTACTGAGAAAATTGTCAGTACTTTGTTATATCCAGAAATGGAGAGGGTAAAACCTATTTAGAAGCAATTTATCTGTTTTAATAAAGAGCTGACCCATGAACAAAGAAAAATATGGTCATATTTTACCCTTTGGTCAAGAAAAGGTCGATGTTATCTCGGCATCCAGAATGCAAGAACTCCGTGAAACATATAAAGACCCTATTAAATTTTCATACGCCATCATGAGGGACATTTATTTTAGCAACCGATCCCCGAATAACAACAACGTTCGATATGTGAAAATCAGTGACGATGAAAGAGCCATGGTGGTATGGACCGGTGAGATTTGGAAAAGATTTGCCAACGAAGACATTGTCCACGACATGCTCGTCTCTTACGAAAAAGCAAAGGCTATTCATGACCCGCCTAATGAAGAGACGCAAAAGGCGATCGACGCCATGGTGCGTCGCGTGAAGTTATAACTGCATTCTAAAAACCTTTGCCGCTAGGCGGGGTGTTAAGGGCCTGCGCCTAATGAGGGCTAGTCCCTTTAAATAAACAAGAGCGCTATATTAAGTTCTAAGCCGTATGTGGGGATCATAAGGGACTTGCCCCTTAATTATAGCAGCTGTTGAACGAAAAACGTACCAATAGAAGACGTCAGTGCAACGCTCCCATATGTAGAACTCGATGTGATTACTGGAGATGTAGCTCCATTGTAAATATTGTAACCAACGATGCTCATTACAAAACTGGTTGCACTCGTATAAGCCGTCGAAATCCCCACTGGATTGAAACCAGGGTAGGACCCGTACCCGCGATACTGTCCAATTGTAGCACTATTTGCTAATGTGGTCATGCTGCTCGTCGTTGCACCAACTGCCAAATACACAGCACAAGTGCCATTCACAGTCGCTTGAACATTCCCGCCCACAGTAATCAAGAACGTGCCTGCTGGAAAATTAATGGCACTACTGCTACATGTGATATTGCCATTTGCTTTCGTTTGTGATAGTGTGAACACTTGTTCGGTACCAACCGTACTCGTGGTGCTCCATGACCCCAATAACCAATTTCCTGATTTTGCGGATAGTTGACCACCGTTCAAGATGATGGATGAATCATAGTTGAGCGACAGCGCTGTCCCGTTCAGCGCCAGCGGCGCCGCCGTCGTGTATTGCGCCGGGAGCCCCGAGGCCGAGAAATAGGTGATGATGATGACGCCGCCGTAGCCAGCGCCACTTTGAGCATCGCCCCCACCAGCGCCTCCTCCACCCGAGCCATATCCTACCGCAGATTTTGTCCCTCCATAAATGCCTCCCGTACCTGCTCCGCCGAAATAAGAGGTCCCGCCTACACCGCCCGGTGCTGAGTTACCATTCTGACCTGTGGGATCTCCGCCTCCACCCCAGCTTCCACTTACCTGTATGAGCGATTGCAGGGTTCCAGAGGTTGGCTGAGTCACCGTACAAGTTCCTCCACTACCTCCTCCACATGAATTGTAAACTCCTCCGCTGCCACCTCCGGCGGACAATGATAGCGCATTCGCACCTGAACCACCCGTGATGGTTGTGGCACCTCCCGCATTACCCGCGCTGCTACCGGTGACAGAACTGCCTCCTAAACCCACACTAAATGAAAGGATTGTGTATGCCGTGGTCATTCCCGTCAAAATGCACTCGATGTACGCACCTGCGCCTCCACCACTCGAACCATAGACACCCGACGAAGGAGCACCTCCGCTTCCGCCTCCTCCGACCATCTGGATTTGAACCGCTGTCACGCCGGTTGGCGCGGTCCATGTGCTTGTACCAGAAGTAAAGATCACCTTTGTCGGCACCCCGAGCCCCGTATACGCATTCATGACCCCTTCGATGTTCACCGGCCGATACTCGAACGGCGTCACCATCGTGCCCTTCTCTAACTGCAGCCCCGTCATGTAGACTGAGTTGTAGGGACTCGCCATGAAATTGCTTGTGCTAGCGCCGTAGGTCTGCACATTCGACGCCGCGTAATAGAGCCCATTGTTCCAGACACTAAGCGCATTCCCCGAAGCCGCAGCGACGTTTGACGTGCTCACCCCCGTCCCTGCACCTAGACACAACGATACCGTCAGCGAATTCGTCGCGTCATTCGCGTACGTCCCGAGCGTATCTCCAGGGACGGTCAGCGCGATCTTTTGCCACGCCGCCGAAGGTATCGATGGCGTAGTATACACCAAAGACCGAGGGATGAGATAGGGCGTCAGCGTCGTCGTGTTCGCGTTGTTGATATAGAGTTGATACACCTGGGCCTGAGTGAGGGCAGTGTTGTAGATGCGAAGGTCGTCGATGTAGCCTTTAAACGCAGTTGTGTTGTCGTAGTACGAGCCTATGGTCAGCCGACTAACTGCGGTAGAGGTGCTATTACCCACAAGGTATCCACTCCCAATAGCTACGGAAGATCCCAATACACCATTAATATACATCGAGTTGTATCCAGATGTCGTGGGAGTCGCGGACATTGTAGTGACAATATGCGTCCACGTATTGGCTGGAATCGCGATGGATGTCGTGATTGCATCGGTGCTGTTGGCACTCGATATATACGCATCGATGAAAGCTCCTGTAGAATTAAGGTTTATTCCATAACCGTATGGTGCGCCTGGGGCGGTTATTGCAACCATGATTTGGTAACTGACCCCGATGGTCGATGGATTCACCCAGAAAGACACAGAGAAAGAGGATGGCAAACTGATATTATTGTAAGTCAACCGTGACAACGCTGTCCCATTTGCCGTATTCGCCGTCAGATTCAACGCACTCGACCCCACTTTGTAAATGCTCGACGATAGTGCCAGCGTCCCCGTCACGGCAGGCCCCGTCACACCGCCCATCACGTCTGCAGCCGAGCCGCCTTCGAAAGGAATCCACGTCGTCAGGCCCGCCGTATTCGCCGACGTCAGCGACATCGTGTACTGCTGCGCCGTCGCCGAGTTGTTTTTGATCCACGTGCTCAGCGTCGCGCTCTGAGCGCCAGTCGTACCCCAACCGAGATCCACGAGGGCCTGACCCTGAATCGGCTGCTGGTAGAGGACGTAGCCAGTATTCTGGCCCACATAATAGAGACCCGCTGCATCCGCCGCACTAAGGGCGCGACTGTAGATGCGGAGGTCGTCGACGTACCCAGCAAAAGGGGCGATCGTGCTGCTTGTTGCATCACCTATGCGGAAGATATAATTGGACAAGCTCGAAACAATCGATGAAGTTGTAGTAGATATGAGGACACCATTCACGTATAATGACGCCGATGTTGACGGCGTCCACACCGCTACTGCATGATACCATGTTCCGGCCACTGCAGGCATAAAATGGGTATTGCTTCCAGCATAAACCGATATTCCTTTGGGATATACAGCTAATGCTAAATAATCACCGCTTGTAGGTCCAAATGCCCAGACACAACTGCCACTATTGTTGCTAGAATTGAACGATGTCATGTAGAACCAACAACTCACAGATACACTCGCCGTATTTGTGTAAGATGAGAACTGTACATAATTGGGGGATTTGCTATTTGCGCTGACGTTGCCTTCGTTCGCCAAGTACAATGCCTGAGAACCCACCTGGCCTCCGACGTATTGCACAGTGCCGGTCGGAGTGAGGGGATAGGCGCCTTGTAAGTCGTACAGGCAACCTGCAAGCTGAGCGACTTCATTTGCCGAAAGCGCGCGGTTGTAGATGCGGAAATCGTCTACAGAGCCAGCAAAGCCTCCTCCAGTCGAATACAGGGAACCTAATGCTAAATTTGTAATAGCGGCCCTGGTGCTTAGAGAGGGGGTTCCGGCAATTGTTGTCGTTCCTGTCAAAACTCCATTCATGTACAGGGACAGAGATGTACCATTGACAACGCCAGCTACGTGATACCATTTATTAATTGAAATGAAACCAGAACTCGTATCGATTGAAAAGGTGGTTCCAGTGGATGTGTAACCTGTCCAAGAGAATTGACCGGCTACATCCGAATTATTGTGAATGAAGAAATAGGGTCCTGGCGTACCAGCACCATTATTGAACCCCATAGGCGAGGCCTGTCCTGTACTCGCAGGCACGGAAGTCGGATACATCCAGAAGGATATGGTCGCTGCTGTCGGAAAGTTCAAAGTAGAAGGCACTCCATACATCAAATAGTTAGTGGCAGAGCCTCCTGCTGTGTTTGCCACAGCCATGCAAACGGAACCAATTTGGGCAGACGAGCTATATGTGACTGTGCCAGCTGTTGTAGGACCAGTGAGAGAGCTTAATGTATCTGATCCGCTCGACCCTTCAAACGTTACAAGCGTTGTCAGGCCACTCGTCGGGGCTGCAGAGGGCTCGAAAGGATAATACGACACCAAGCTGGTCGTCGTAGCCACTTGCGGAACCGCGAGCGTATTCGAAATCGGCACGACGGGGGTATTCGCGGCGAGCGTCGCTACCTCGGCGGCCGAGAGCACGCGGTTGTAGAGGCGGAAGTCGTCGATGTATCCGGCAAAAGGCTGTATCGCACCGGATATGTAATTGTCACCAATATTGAAGAAGACTCCCGAAACATTCAGATTAGCAGGAACACTTGTAGTCCTCTGAGACACTTGGACGCCGTTAAAGAATATTGTGGCACTTGTTCCAGGAACGTATTGGAGAGCAACATGATACCATGTGTTTGCAGTTGGGGTAAAGGTGTAGGTAGTTGAAACATTCGCAGAACCAAGGAAATACGACCAACTTCCACCAGACCACCCGATCCCTGCACAATCTGTCGATGTCGATGTCGAACCAAACCCAAGAATGAAACTGAATCCAGTCGTGATTTGCGTCATATTCACCCAAAAAGCCATGGTATGCGATAAATAGGGCGGGATGATACCTGTGTAAGCTATTTGATTTGATGCCTTTGTTTGCGCAGTCACATTGGCACCATTGTTCATGTATAACGCCGTCGACCCCACCTTCCCCGTCGCGAACGCAGGCGACCCCGTCCACGTCGGGGCCGTCAACGCACCCAGCACATCCTGCACCGACCCGCCCTCGAAAGGAATGTAGGCCATGAGCCCTGTGTTTAAGGTCGACGTGACGGCCATCGGGATCGCGTTACCGTAGTTGTACAGCGCCGTGACATCCTGCTGGGTCAAGACACGGTTGTAGATGCGGAAGTCGTCGATGTAGCCTTTATAAGCAGAGACACCCGCTGCCCCTCCTACACGCTGACCTATATTGATGGTTGTAATAGCATTGGGCGATGAATACGTGCCCGAGGAGGCACTGCCATTAACGTACAACATCAGCGCACTTCCGTTTGTCGTTACGGCAATATGGGTCCACACATTACTTGAAATCTGAGGTTGGAGAGCGAGTGTCGAAGAGGGGGAATAATACCAGCTGCTACCAGATTGTACTTGGAGCATAACACCGTACACACCTGCACTGGCGTAATTGAGAATCAGCTCGACCGAAAAAGAGGACGACGAATTGCCCGTGCCCAACACAATATAACCGAGCCCTGTCGTCGTCGCTGGATTCACCCAAAAACTGAACGAGTTCGAGTTGGGTGTGAAAGAGCTGACCGAATATTGCAGTGCCAAGTTGACTGTGCCTCCACCTGCTGTCGGGTTCGTAGTCATGTCGAAACAGGTCGACCCCATTTTTCCCGTAGTGTATGCAACTGGCGATGTTCCAACCAAAGTAGGACCCGTCACACCACCCAGCGTATCCACCGCATTCGACCCATCAAACGTAATCAGCGTCGTCAAGCCCAGCGTCGGGTCCGGTGCCACCGTCGGCGAGATCGCCACCGCCTTGCTCGAGATGTTACCGACAGCGAGCTGGTCGGCGGCCGTCAGCGTGATCTGCTTGGCCGCCAGGATGCTCGACGCAGGACCCGAAGCCAGCTTGAATTGGTCGAGAGACGTCACGGTGCTCGCAGCCGACGCCGCCACGTTCCCTGTCTGCATATTTGACCCCGAATACGTCGAGTCGAAGCGCATGTCGCCGTTGATGATGCGATTACGGAACATGGTCCCCGTCCCGGCAGCGACCGTGCCGCTGACATTGGCATTCCCGAGCACGTCGAGCGGGTATTGCGGATTCGACTGAGCCGCGCCCACGAACCCGGCCGTCGACAGATACAGCGCATTCGACGCGGTTCCAGTGCCGAGCGCGTATGATGAACTCATTTGTTTAATTTGAGGGTATATTTATTATTACAATGTACTGCCCTCAATGTATTAGGGATTCATAACGTCGTCCCGCTTAATCATCACATACGATTGCTTCTGAGCCGAGTCGCCGCCGTCAATGCTCTTCTTCTTGCGGAAGTCTTTTGAATTTGTAAAGAGAATAAGCTTGTTGCACTTATTGAACACAGCTTTCAATTGATCGACGTCAATCTCGTAGATCTCACGGCGTCGCTTATACTGCTCTTTTTTCAAAGCCACCTTGATACACGACTCAACTTGATCGATGTCGTCGGTTTCACGAATGAACAACACCTCGACGTTATCTACACGCGATGTATTGTGATCCGTGAGTCGCCGCATGAAATGTTTCGCCTTGCCAAGCTTGATCATCTCCTGCCTTGTTTTGTCTGCACGCAATCCATATATGACGCCCCTTCGATTATTCACAACAGGTTTCTGTTCATTTTGAAGAACCTCTACTTTGTTGGTAAGATCCGATACAATGCTATCCTTGTATGCGTTCAATGTTTCTTCGACCTTCAAAAAGTATTGGCGGACCATTACTGAATTCGCTGATTTGCTTTGCATGCACAGCAACTTGAAAGCGTCGGGGGTCAACATGATGGTTTCTTTAGGGCGTCCGGCCGTGGTTAGCTTCGTCTTCTCGATGGTGTAGTCAATGTTTTTAATGTAGCTTGCTATCAATGTTGTTTTCAAATCTCCTTTGCGCATTTTTAACCATTCAGCAACGATTTGCAAATTTATGACAAAAGATTGACTAGTTGATGATGAATCATACAATGAAAAAAAGTCGTCGATGAATTTGCTTGAGATGCTGGAATACTTCTTCAAGAACGATTTGAAATCCATCTTTTAAGTTATATAGGGATAATATTTCGATATAGGTCGAAATATTATTGGCGCATAGAAAACTAGTTATACAAGCATGCGTCACTAGTGCCGAGCGCGTATATTTATTTACTATTAAAAATCTATCCACATATCAAATATGGACCCTGAAGCCACCGCCGCCCCCCAACGCAAATTATTAAACGGCCTCAACCCTATCTCGCTAGCCCTGCTGAAGCTCGCCCCCGGCGCCCAGTATACCATTCGCGGTCTAACTTATGACGACGTCGAGTGGTCCGCAAACAACTCGCAAGACATGCCTTCGCGCGAAGCCTTGGATTCTGCCGTCGACGCTGTCATCGACGATTTCAACAAAAAAAGCACGTATGTCCCACAACGCCAACGAGCCTATCCTAACATCCAAGACCAGCTCGATATGCTCTATTGGGACATGGAACACGGGACGACCCATTGGCGCGACACGATCCGCCAAATCAAGGAACAGTACCCGAAGCCTTAAACATTGAAGGAATTACAATATGCCATTATAGATCACAAGATTATCATATAATGCTCCAGAAGAAGCTGCGTAATCACCATTAAATCCAATGTATGTTCCGCTCAGACTGATTGATGCTGTCTGAATCAATACACCATTCAAGTACCATGTTGCGTTTCCTGCAGATGTAATTTGAAGTTTTACAGAGTACCATACATTTGCAGAGTACGGGACTATATATGTATTGGGACCGCCCCATACAGTCCAACTAGTGCATGTCGCGAACCCAGATGGAATAGTGTTGTTGCTGCGCATGTCGAATCTGAGCATGTTTCCAGAACCCGAAGAATTGCATCCAAAATTCAAGAAGCTGATTGAATTGCTACCGAGAAATAGGAAATTGAAGGTAATGGTTGTGTTCAAGAGAGACGTTACACCTGGAGGCGAGATATATGTATATTGAGCACCCAATACTTGGATAGATGGAGATACTGGATTTCCTTGCGAACTATTAATCGTTGCACCAGACACAGTCCATCCAGTCAATGAGGAGCAGTCGCTATAATACAGCGTCGGAATGCCTGCTAGGGATACCCATGCACTTCCGTTGTAATATTCAAGCATATTTAGGGTTGTATTGATTCTCACCATTCCGGCAAGTGGAACACTCGGACGTTGTGCTGTTGTACCTTGCGGAAGTAATAGCGCATCCGTTCGAGTGCTCAAATCCATGCAAGTTGATGGGGTCGTCGTCCCGATGCCGACATTCGACCCCAGCGGCAGCCATATATTGGACCCTGTCACCGTAAATCCGGACGACGAGAAACCCCCACCGCTTCCTGAGGTGATGAGCGCGATCGAGCACCCTTGCACACCTCCCGTGGATCCCGAGGATACGCTGCCGCTCGTCACGTAGAACCCGAGCGTATCTCCGGCAGCGCAATACACCGAGGCCGCAAGTGAGATCGAGTTGTTCAAGATACCTGAACACTGGTATCCGGGAGAGATGACGGCACCGTTCCTCCACATCTGGACGACCGCCTGAGGCTGCACCGTGATCCCTGTAAAGTTAGCCTGATACGTGCCTGCGTACTGACAGGTGAAGAGCCCTGTGGTCGCCGAGAAGGGATTGGTCCCGTTAGTGCTGCTGTTTTGCACGACTGTGACGCCGCTGGTGGTGAGGCCTATGTAATTCGAGGCTGCCACGTTTGACGTCGTGTACCAGATGGCTTGACACGTTTGCACGGTGCCACTGCCTCCTCCCCCGCTACTGATCGAAAACGCGGTGCCGTTCGAGCGCAGCGTCCCTGTGAAGTTGACGTCTCCGAGTACATCAAGAGTGAACGCAGGGGTCGTCTTGCCGATACCGACGTAGGCGTTGGACGCGATGTACAGCGATTGTGTGGACCCGGCAACAAACGTGGCCACAGGGTTAGGAGATATCTCAGATTGCGTCACGGAGAGGGCCGGCCCTGTCCCCGCGTTGTTGATCACGATATTTGAGCTCTCTAGGATCGTGTTATTCACAGTGACGTTGTTGACGACGTTGGACCCGGCCACTGTCAGAGATCCGCCGATATAGACGTTGCTCGTGTAGCTGATGTTGCTGGTCGTCGACGTCCATTGCGAGCCCACGTAGGCGACTCCGTTGCTGCGAAACGTCCCGGTGAAGTTGATATCGCCGACGACATCGAGCGCGTAAGCTGGAGATGCTTTGTTGATGCCCGCATTGCCAGTCGTGGAAAGAGTCCCGATCGCAATATTGGGCGTCCCAGAGAGACCACCTGCTGTGCCCGTGACGTTACCTGTGACAGCACCCGTGACATTGCCTGTAATATTACCAGTGACGTTACCTGTTAAAGGCCCGGCGAAGCCCGTCGCCGTGACGGTGCCCGCTACTTGTAAGGCTGTCGCCGGTGTCGACGTCCCGATGCCAACATTGGACCCCGTCGGAAGCCACACGTTCGTCCCGGTCGTCGACCATTGCGAGCCCACGTAGGCTGCCCCGTTTGAGCGCAGCGTCCCTGTGAAATTCACGTCGCCCAAGACGTCGAGTGCGTACCCCACGTTGCTGCGCCCGATGCCCAACGACGGCGCCTGTAGATTCGCGCCCAGCAACTGCAAGTTGGACATGGTGAAGGCTAAAGACGCCGACATCACGTACGACTTGTTTAATGTTAAGGCAGAAAAATAAAGAATCGTAGGCTACGACAGTGGGCGGGCTACAAAACGCGTGCCGTGAAAAGAGATGTTCCATGTTCAGAACTTTCGTCACCTCCATTACCCCAACATCTGTTCCATGCAAAAACGGTACCACCGCCATTATTTTGCGACATTACCACATAGAACGTCGTGACGCCTGAGACCGGTGTGCGATAGATAGCGCGCAAATTATGGATCTGTGCAGTACTATTATAATCACTGTCGTTATAGAAGCCTTCACTGTCAAATTTTTGCAATCGTCCACTACCCGTGGTAATATTGGTATAGGGCAAGGTCGTCGTCTTGGAAGCGGCATAATTGCACATGGCCAAGTCGATGTTATTGGTAATCGTCGTCGAATCCACTTTCCAAAAGGAAAATTTCATGTCGTGCTCGTTCCCATTTGTCTCTCCGTGAATGCGGGCCACGAGTTCAACCAAATCCCCAGCGAGGAGAGTCAACGGCACCGACATGATCATACACGATTGCATTTGAGCGCTCGTCGACGACGTGTAATACGTGGACGTCGCCGAGTTGAGTGTGACGGGTATGCCTCCCATTGGTGTAAAAGTTGTCTCGGCCGTGACCTGTTGGAAATTCCAGTTGCCCATCGGCATCATGTTCGTTTTTACGATGCCGTTGTTGACAACAGCTGAACTCAGCACGTTCTCGACCGCATACGGTCGGTACTCGTAGGGCGTCGCAAGCGTTCCTTTTTCAAGTTGCACTCCCGTCAGAAGGAGTGAATTGCCGAGGTTGCCGAGGAAGGCGTTGGACTGTCCGAAGACCTGGACGTTCGAAGTCAGATATTGGGCGCCATTCCATCCTGATGCAGACACGTTAGTCATGTAGCGGATGATGACGATGCCAGAGCCTCCAGAGCCCCCAGAAGCTACAGGCTGATTTGCAGAACCACCACCTCCACCACCTGTGTTGGGTGTTCCATTTGCTCCATTTGCACCAGCAGTTTGACCAGCCGCACCACCACCGCCGATTCCTCCTTGTCCGCTATAACCACCACCGCCATCATAAGATCTTGAACCGCCACCGCCTCCACCGTAATATGTAAAAGTTCCAGAAATGCTAAAGCCTAGTCCTGCTCCACCGTCACCTCCACCCACTGAATTTCCTGAATTCCCTAATCCACCTATCCCTCCACCTCCACCTGACATATTATTATATCCATCTCCTCCTGCGAAGCCTTGACCACCTATGAGTGCCGCCCCTCCAGGACAACTCCATTGACCATGACCACCACCACCACATCCTCCTGCAAACCCATTTATGTAGAACCCTCCACCTCCGCCACCTTTTGCAGTCCAAATAGAAAAGGCTGAGTCGCCACCCGCCGAACCATTCGTTTGATAACCGCCTGCACCTCCACCTCCAACAGTTACAGTGTAAGTGCCTGCTGCTATTGAAACATTCTGACCGTAGATGCACCCGCCTGCACCGCCTCCAGGACCACGGTCTCCAGCACCTCCACCACCTCCTGCGATTACTAGGAAATCAATGAGACCTGGCGCCGTGACTGTGAAAGTGCTAGAGCCCACGGTTGTGTAGGAACATATCGTATAATTGCTGACGGTCGTGACTGTTGCACCTGAAGTAGTAGCCACGACCTGTGTCGGGACACTGTAAATATTTGCTGTTCCCAGAGCCAGAGCCAAGTTGACACCCGTAGAGCTGTTTGCAGTCGCCCAAGTTCCATTGGAGTCTCCTGGCACAGTGAAGGAAACTTTGGACCAGTTATTCGCTGGCAGCAGAGGTGTCGTATAGACATATGATCGATTGTTGGTGCCGTTTTGCAGTGACAGAGCCAGTTGCTGGGAGTTGCTCGTTGCCACAGAGTTATTTTTAATCCATGCAGAGACCGTCACAGGCTGTGCTGCACTTGTTCCCCATGCAAGGTCTGCAATGTTGATGCCTTCGATAGGTTGCTGATAGAGGACGTAGCCGATGTTGGGGGTAGAGCAGTAGAGGCCAGCGACTTGAGCTGGCGTGAGGGCGGAGGAGTACATACGAAGATCGTCGATGAGGCCCTTGTAGGCATTTGTATTGGTTGTTGTGTTTGCTCCTATATTACAGCCTAGTTTTAGCTGATCTATATTTCCCGAAAAGCCACCGTATACACTCAGTGATGTAACAGCGGGTATTGACTTTTGTAATACTTGATTGCCATTTACATAAACTTGCAGATTCCCTTCAGAAGTAAGTGTTGTTGCTACATTATACCATTGTCCGGTTTTAATAGTGCCTGGAATAGTCCCCCCTTGATTGGTTGATGAACCATTGATCCAAAAATCGAGTTGCAGTTGTGTGTTTATCAACATCTGGAATGAGAAATTGTAGCTGGTTATAGAGCTTGCTGAAAATGCAAATATAGCACTATATGTTGTAGATGATGGATTGATCCAAACCGAAGTACTGAAAGGCGTCGTCAATTTGGTTGGCAGTGAATATGTTACCACTGCCACTGGTGTGCCTCCTACTGTACTACCTGTTAGGTCCAGCGACGCTGTCCCAACCTTGCAATTCGGGCTATACGCAACCGTGCCGGTTGTGGTGGGGGCGGGGAGCGAATTCTGAGCGTCGGCCGTCGTGTTGTCAAAGGTCAGATTCGTAGTCAGGTTTGCCGATGGCGGCGCCTGCGGGATGCCTACGTTGCCGGCGAGGGCAGCGACTTCGGTTGCGCTGAGAGCGCGGTTGTAAACGCGGAAATCGTCGACGTATCCCTGATAAGTATTGTTTCCAATGGTATAAGGTTGGCCTCCGAAGCGCAACTGCGTGGTCGTCGAAAAGAGGGAGCCTGATGGCGTGATGGACGACTGAGCGACTTGGACACCGTTGACATAAAGGATGTGAGGACTATTTGGGTTTATGGTCGAGCAGAAATGGTACCATGTATTGGTATTGGGGGCGAATGAATTCGATGTAGGTGTGGTCGCATAATTGGTGCCATTGAGCATCGCATCCACGTACAGTGTTCCGCTACCCCATACAAATTGATACGAAAACCCGCTAGAAGCCGTTGAGCCAAAGTAGACGGGCACCGAGGAGCCGCTGAACGTTGTACAATAAACCCAGAAGGCGACTGTGATGGGCACCGTAATGGCAGGTGGGGTGTAGGTGAGGTATGCATTTTGGGTCGTGGACGGAACCGCGTTTCCTGTGAGATTTAATGCGGTAGTTCCAATTTTGCATGTTGTCGTGGAATAGGATGCGGTTCCATTCATTGAAGCGCTGGTGGCATTTCCCATCAAATCCGTGGCGCTACTCCCGTCAAACGGGATGTATGTCGTGAGCCCGTTCATCGGTACTTGACTCAATATTGTAGCTTTGTTAAACGAGTTTCCAGTAGCAACCTGGTCGGCTGTGCTCAGGGCCACTTGTTGGGCGCACAAGGACCCCGAAGCAATACCAGTGACCGCTTGCCATCGGTCCACAACAGTATTCGAAGCTCCAGTTGTTGCTGTCATGGATCCGATGACGATCGCATTTGAAGATGTTAAGGTCTGATCCAAGCGCATGTCACCGTTGATGATGCGATTCCGGTATTGAGACCCGCCGTAAGGTGCGCCGTTTTGATTCAGCGTCCCCGAAAAGTTGAGGTTGCCGGCGACATCGAGGGTGTAGGCAGGGTTCGACTTGCCGATGCCTACACACGAGTTGCTGTTGATGAAGAGCGAGTTGGAATTACCAAAAAAATAGACATTCGCCATACACTACAACAGTTTAATATCGTAGGAGAAAAAAAAGGACAAGCCGCCACCGGGAGACTTCATTCATCCACAGCATCGGTTGCGAGTGGCGGCGTTGGCCAAATCACGTCGGCCATGTATTTCGCATCCGCAAACGTCTCGGGGAGGTTCCGCAACTCTTGGCGATATTTGCGCCAGGCGTGTGTCTGTTCGGTCGAATAGGGTGAGTTGAGGACGAAGATGTGGTCGGTCATGAACAGGCGACCGTTGCGCTCGTTGCGGATTTGCGCCCAATTGACGGGCGGGGGAGGGGGTGCAACGGGTTCAGGTTTGGTTTTTATGGTCCAGGCGCCGTCGGCCTCTGAGAAGACCGCCAGCTGTGTTTCGACGTCGTACTCGGGAGGCGCGAGGAGCGTCGCGTGAGCGGGGACGAGGATGACGCCCCTTTCTAGCGGACACATGATGGGGTCGCTGGTGTCGATGAACTCGCCAGTGTGAGGGTGGTAGTTGTAGACTCGACGGGCGGTGGGGTTGGCCATTTGGAGAAGAAGAGCGGGTTGTTCTTATATGATGACGAACGCGACCAATGGGGATTTTCCCAGTATGGGGGTTATGGGGGGCGGCCTAGGGCCGCATCCCCCATTGCTAGTATTTAATACACGCCAGCAGCGCCATGTTCTTGGGGCGCGTTTCAGAGCTACCTGTGGTGCTGGTATTCACGGAAGTCGATACAGATGTTGAAACGCTTACGCCAGTTGAATTACCGTTGATGCTGATACCCGTTGCCTGCGTGTCCGTATAAAGGGGACCTGTAGCGCCAGCATTCGCATAAGCATTCCCCCACCAATTGTAATTATCTCGAGAATTGATACTGCAACCTGCCCTTCCATCGTGAGTATGTCTATGCCCTGGGTCATTAATACTGTGGGCATGCCCTGGATCTGACACTGTGCTCGTTGCAGAGCTAGATGCCGTATGACTATGATTCAAATACGCATCTTGTTGCACAGTTGCTAGTGACCTGCCACTATCGATTCCAGCTCCCATGTCAAGGGCTCGGAGGAAATAGCCTCGGAAATCAGGTATCTGGAAGTGTGGATAAAGTAGAACCCCCATCGTAATCAATTTGTACATAAACGCCTCCTCGTGTTATATTTCATCCTCAATCCACTCTGTGCATTTTTCGAATGTTTGTGTCTTTTTATAGTGAATCAACTGATGGGTCTTCTTTTGTTCTTTTTTCTGAGTGCACACTACAACAGAAGAACCCCATGGCTTTGTATATGTTTCATAGGTGGCAACCGTTGTACGTGAATTGGCTGAATTTAGTTGCAGGATTAGTTGTGTGGGATAAATAATATTTTCATATTTCATTTTGACATAAACATCAGTGCCTGTATAGTCTTGCACAAGCCTTTCTAATTGTTGAATTTCTAGCAGATGACCAGCATCTTGCTCATGAAAAAGTTGCTGGTAAATGCTGTCGTATATTAGCCTTTCAATGTAACATCGCATCAGCGTATTTTTCTTGCGGCGTATGACCGACGGTGTATCGTCTTCAAGGATTCTGTATTTCGTTCCGTAGTCTATGAAAGCCGAACCACATGAAGCATCGCGATGATATACGGGTCTACTAACAGGTTCTTGATTTTTAAAATAGGTAATTCCTTGGATGAATTCTCTAAATATTTCGGTTGGCAACCCTTTAAAATACGTCCTTGGACTGCTAATCTTTAATTTACCAAAACATGAATCAAACAAGTTTCGACACTTGTCTTTATCATCTTCAGATGCATATAGTCTTGACCAAGGACCCACGCACGTGTCATATATTTTGTACAGCTCACCCGGATTCCCTTGAACAAGCGTTTGCTTATCAAGTAGAGACAAGCTTATCAAGGATTTATGCCATGCTTTTAGATTGCCCATGAGATTTTTAAAGAGAACATCATATTGTGTGTTCTTGCGACCATACATGGTTACGTGGTCACGTATGTCGAAAATCGTTTTGCAAAGTTGCTTAAAAGGTTCCATCGCACATATCCTAAAGTAAGAAAAGATGAATCCCGAACAAATTGCACACATATTAAGCAAGTTGGAATTCAATGTCGAAATAACCGAAGGAGAATCATCTGTAGACATCATGATGAACCACGCAACACAAGAGGACGTGGATGCATTCGAATGGCCGCAGCGATTCGAATCCTTGATGATCACCAGCGGCCACGTGGATCGCGTGGAGGTCCCAAAAGACTGTGGTGTAGAGCGTATGTATTTGGACGGGCTTGCACTGCGATCAGTCTATGTGCCGGATAGTGTTGTCAAGGTTGCGTTGTGCGACAATAAGCTGCGCCATCTAGAATTGCCTTCAACGATTGAGATCGTAGAAGCAAACAACAATCTATTGCGTGACATCAGCTTTCGCGGCGGCAACCCAACACACCTGTGTAGTCTCGAGCTGGACTCAAACCTATTAACATCATTTGAGTGGGAAGCACCGGACACACTCGAGTTTGCAACCTTTGCCAGAAATGAACACATGTATTTCATGAGCAAGAGCATGCTAGAAGCAGCTGTGAACTGTGCATATTGTTGTAAGGTGCATCCATTGTTTGGGTGTCCGTGTTTTCATGGTTCGCCTAATGTCTGCCAATGAGATTTCTTTAGATCTCTCTAGATCTTTTCTTAATGATATCACAAGCAAGGAGATAGCCCGCTAAAACCTCTTTGGCCTTCATCATCATTTGATCCACCACATAGGCGTCGTCTCGCTCTTCCCAGTCAGAGCCGTTCCACACCTTTGATATACCACCCTCTTTTTTCACGTTGATGTTTTCTGGATGATCCTGGTTGAAAAAGATAGCGCTCACTAGCTTCATGAACATCTCGTCTTTCGACAGTGTGCCATTCATGTGTTCTTTCGCACAATCCCGTAGGAAAGCTCCAGTAATGTAGTGTTTTCTTGACCAAAGGGCGTTAATTGAACTGCGGACATGGGTTCCTCTTTGCTAGTAATGTACCATCCTTCAGATTCGCCAGGAGTATCACACGATAGACCAGAACTTCGAGGCGGAGCTACGGAAGTATCGCAAGACGTGGACGAAACGCCTGCAGATGTGCGATTGGTGTAACGTCTAGGGGGCAAGCCCCCTATGACCCCATCAGTGTAGAAGGCAATGAGCGGCCATGACGAATGAAATGAGCGGCCATGACGAATGAAATGAGCGGCCATGACGAATGAAATGAGCGGCCATAACAAACATACCCAGATTGGGGGTTATGGGGGGCGGCCATGCTCGGCTCACGTAGTGAGCCTAGGGCAGCATCCCCCATGTCTAGTACTTGATGCATCTATCCGCAATGATACGTACACCCCACAAACGCCGCCCTATACACCGTCGCGTTAGAGTCAGCCGCCTTGGCTGCGTCGTAAGCGTCCTTGCTAATCTGAGAGCCGTCGGCAGCCAAGTACCTCATTTTATAAGCAGGCTCCATCACCTGGACCCACTGCTCCGGAGGCGACGGGACGTATTCAGGCATGGTCGACGGGTCCATCTGGTCAGGCTGAGAGTGCCAGGCGTCCATCGCCTCTCGGAACGCTTCCTGAGATGGGTCAATCTTTGCGGGTTCCCAGATCATGGCGCCAGAAGCGTCCGTGACGATGGCGCCGGTGGCGTCTCGCTTTACCTGCATATCCTGTATCTGAGCCGGGTTAAAGTCGCAGTCCATTGTGATCTTGGCGACCGTGTAGTTGCACAAGAACTCTGAGTTCTGGCGTTGACCGTAGCCAGTGACGGACGATGTAGTGATGTAGTCTCCAGATTCCAAGGCGCCGTTGGCGTCTGAGACCCAGATCGCTCCTTCTCCGACGGCGTTGATCTCGACACGGCTGTCGCCTTGGCTGTTGCGGAGGTTGGCGATGGCGAGTTGGTCTTCTGTGGAAGCATTGTCCTTCGACATCGAGATGACTCCGAAGCAGCTCTTGTCGTTGGCTTTGGTGCAAAGGCTTACCACGGGGAGGGACTCGTTGATGGTGATGGCCTTGATGCCCGAGGTGACGCTGGAGATGGCGTATGTGTTGTTGGAGATGGGGGCGATCTGGATGTCGCTGTACTTGTTGTTGGTGGCACAGGCGATGAGGCCCTGGTAGTTTTGTTGGGAAGATTCGGCGATGTCGGAGAGGAAGCAGCGATGTTGGCCGGTGAAGTTGGTGAAGAGGGGGGTGAGTGTGCTTGTTGCAAGAGCACCATATGTAATGGCGACGGGTACTTGTGACTGGGTGGTGCTGTTGTTGCCGAGTTGGCCGTAACCGTTGTATCCCCACGCATACACCTGACCTGTGCTGCTCAAGGCGAGTGTGTGATAATAGCCGCATGCTATCGCCGTTATCGTGGGCGATCCG